AATAACCTATGCACCAGTTTATGATGATGAAGAAGAGGAAGAAGAGGAAGAAGAGGAAGAAGAGGAAGAAGAGGAAGAAGAGGAAGAAGAGGAAGAAGAGGAAGAAGAGGAAGAAGAGGAAGAAGAAGAGGAAGAAGAAGAAATAACCAATGCACCAGTTTATGATGTTGAAGAAGAAATAACCTATGCACCAGTTTATGATGTTGAAGAAGAAATAACCTATGCACCAGTTTATGATGTTGAAGAAGAAATAACCGATGCACCAGTTTATGATAATGAAGAAGATAATGGATGGGATGAAGCGGATAGTTGGGATGAAGCGGATAGTGATGATATGGGTTTTAATTTAGACGATACTGCGGATGAACTTGATGGCGTGGGTAATGTTCAAATAGATTTTGGATAATAATTAATTTATTTTAAAATATTTAAAAAATATATTTTAAATATATTGAATGTTAGAAAAAGTTTTTTCAAATACCGAAAAAATATATTGTAGAAAAATTAATGTAAAATATAATTCTAATAGATGTTGTGGTCCATGTAATAAAGAATTAAAAAAAGAAACTTATATATTTAATACATGGGGTGATAAAATTTTAAATGTATATGGTTATATGTGTGATAATTGTGAAAAAAAAAGATTTAATACAATTAATAAATTAATTTCAGAATTAAATATAAATAAATTAAAAGAGATTAATAGAGAATTATTAGAAGAAGATAATATCATATGGAAAAATACATTAGAAAACTTTAATAATATAGTTAATAATGATATAGAATTTGATTTTGTATCATATAATATTAAGGAAGAAATAGATTTTTATAAAGAATTTAAATATTATAATGATGAAATTAAATTTCTAAAATAAAATTAGAAACTAATTTACAATATGAATAAATTATGGAGTAAACTTAAATTAAATATTATAAGCATTATAATATTTATATTAGCAATAATATTAGCATATAATATATATACATTAATGAATACAAAAATAAATGGGATTGAAATGTTCTATTTTGAAACGACAAAAGAGACATATGAACAACTAAAAAAGGAATATGAAGATAATGATTTAAAAAATAGCATTAATAATGATAAAGAAACATATGAAACATTAAAATTAGATTATAATGAATTTATAAATGAAGAAGAAATGATAGAATCATCAGAATGTTTAAAAAGAAAGTTATTAGATGAGGATGATGAAATAACAAATGAAGTAAGTTTATAAGAGTTACAATTAAATTGCAAGTAAAGTTACAAATTTAAGGGAAGCGAAGATAGAGAATTAATATGGATTGATGTAGGATAAGAGTCAAGACATAGAGGAAAAAGAAAAAAATTATTTTTTGATATATGTTATATAACTTAAAAAATTAATAAAATATATTTATAAATAGCAGAGGTAAAATTAAATGTTAAAATCAAATAAAATATTAAATATAATATCAGTAATATTAATATTTATAATTTTATATTCAATATTTAATAATACAATATATTTTAAAAAACATGAAAATTTTTCAGATATAATAGATCAATTTTCTTCATATTCAGATATGCAAACGGAAATGAATTTAAGGAAATGTCCCAGAGGTTGTGGTCATCATATATCAGTGCCAAATTGCGAAGAATGTGGAGAAGATAAACCTGATTATGCTACAGCGACAATAAAAGAAAGAGAATGGTTGGATAAATACCATATAATAGGAGATAGAGCGAAATCATATGCGCTAGATAAAATAAAAGAATGGAAAAAAATAAATAAAAATGCGATATTCAGATTTACATTTTTATATAATAATAAATTGCATTCAATAAATATACATCCTAATTACCAAGAATTTATATATGATAAATATAATCCAGGAGAAACTTCAAATATATATAATATTACAAAATGGATGGAAAAAATACAATTAAATTTAAGTGATTATAGTTATTTAGAACAAATAGATGGTCCAAATAATTGGACTTATATTAATATAACACCTGAAAGTTGGGTTTCAGATATAATATATGAAATAGTAATGAGTAATAATTTAGCATCAAACGAATATTATAAAAGTATAGATAAATCAGAATTAGAAAAATATAATATAGAAATAAATGAAAAAAGTGAAAATTTAGGATTTGAATTTGAATTAGAAAGCGGACCAAGTAAATTAGATCAAAAAAAAAACAAAGCACTTAAAAAAATATTTGATGCATGTGATATAAATAAAGATGGAAAACTTAGCAATAGTGAAGAATTTCGATATATATCATTGGCATTAAATGCAGATATTAGAGATGATGAATTGGAAAAAGTAAGAGAAACATGTAATGAATTAAATATGGTATCGTGTGAAAATTTAACATTGACAGAATTATGGAATAAAATATATAAGTATTTAATAGAAAAATTAGGAGATGATTGGATAAAAAAAGAAAATTATAAATCAATAATAAATGAACTGGAAATAAATGAATTAATAGATGGAATAGAATATTTAGTAGAAAAAGAATTATTAGCAATTAATCATGATATAATTAATTCAGATATAGAAGAATTAAAAAAAATAGGAGTAGATGAAGTAGATATAAAAAAAAGGAATAGAATTATGAAAAATGAAGAAAGTAAATTAATAAGTTTTGCATCTAAACTAAAAAATATAAATAAATTATTAAATGATACAGATAAAAGTATAAATTTTGATTCACAATATAAAAATATTAAAGAAAGAGAATTAACAGAAAAAGAGAGAAGAGAGAGAAAGAGAATAAGAGATAAAGAAAATGATATGTTAAAATGGAAAAAATATAATATTACTGATAATAATTATAATATGAATTTAATATCTGAAAGAAGAATAAAAGAAAAATCAGAATATTTAAAAAATATAGGAAAACCATTAGAATTATCACATGAATATGCAAAAAAAAGATGGGAAAAATATTATAAAGATGGAATGAATTATAGATATGCAGATAAAATTATAGATAATATTAAAAATGGTAAAGGATTGCATATAGATGATATATTATGGATATTAATGTTTAATAAAGAAGATGGTTTGGTATATTTAAATGATTTAATAACAAAATTAGAAGAATTAAATAATAATATAGAAACTAATAATGAGAATATAGAATTAACTTTAAAACCATCATGTATAAGTAAAACAAATAAAATATATAGTGAAATTAAATTAGAAAATAATTCAAACAGTGTAGGGGAAATAAGAAAAGAGCAAATATTTTGGCCTATATTTTCAAGAGAAAATGCGATAGATATAAATGAAAATATACTATCAAATAATGAGAATAATAAAGAATGTAGTAAAAATACAGTATGTGATAAATCATCATTGCTAAATAATGGAATAGAATGTATGTTTTTATCAAAAAAAGCAAAAATAAATTTTGATGATAAAAAACCAGGAGAATTTTGGAATTAATTATTAAAACATTTTTTAACTTTTTTGATATTATTTACTTTATTATTTAATTCAGAATCAGAATCTTCAGAATCTTCAGAATCTTCAGAATCTGATTTAGATTCATTAAATAAATCATTTTTAATTTTATTATAATCAATTTCGTAACCATTATTAAAATCTTTACCACCATATAAAATTTCTTTTTTCTTATAATTATCAATATTAACTCTTGAATAATTATCTTCATCATCATTATCACTTTCTTCTTCTTGTTCTTCTTGTGTGTATTTATATTGCATAAAATCCATTTTATATTCGGGATTAAATATAGAATTCATAAAAGTTTCTTTTTGTTTAGCAGAATAATAGTGTATAGCAAAAACAATGTCGTGATTAACACCTCTAAAATCATATAATGTACCATCAGCATTTTCAAAACGTAATGTTAATTTAGATAATTTACCAATAGGATGAAATTCTCTTAATTGTAATTTAAATAAAGGATTACTTTCTTCATTTAAACCCCAATGACTAGTTCTAATTTTTGCTAAACCGATAGTATTTTTAGTATATGATAACGAACCATATAAATGCTGTTCTATTTCAGGACATTTTAAAATTACATATTTAGAACCGATTAAATAAACGATTCCTGGTGCAATAATAACATTTTTATCATCTAAAGAATCAACAGAATGATAAAATTTTTCATAATTTTTAATATTATTAATACTTAATCTATTAAAATATGTAAGAAATGTATTACTTTTACTAACATTAGAATAAAACCCTAATGTTTCATTTGCGGATGAATTATTCATATCTAGAATCATTTTTCTTTCAGATTTAAATTTAATAATATTAGTTAAATCGGCTGGAGTACTTTTGCCAGCACATTGCAATAATAAATCAAATGAATCACTAGAATTTAAAAATTTAATATTAGAATTAGTTCTATTTCTAATTAATAAATTTATATCTCTAAATTTTTCATTTATAGCTAAAATTAATTTTGAAATTGTATAATTACCGATTGGTATAGTAATAGTAAATCTTTCAAAAAAATTATTTAAAAAATATTTATAATCATCTTCTTTAGATATATCAAGTAAATCATTAGGAGAATAATATAATATTTCAGGAGAACTATAATTTGTTGGAACAACTTTAAAAAATTTATTATTAATTTTTATAAAATTTTCAACATTTAAATTACTAGATATATTGAAAGAAGTCCATTCAGTATCATTAAATTCTATATATTTTGGTCTATAATATTTATTCTCACTTAATATATAATCATTATATTTAATATCAGATATATTAAAATTATTCCATTCTGAAAAAGAAAAGGAAGTTTTATTTATTAATTCATTACTTAATTCATTATTATAAATTTTTCTACCATATTGAGGTTCATTATCACTAATATATTCCCAATTTAATCCTAATAAATTATCTTTTTCATTAAGCGCATTTGCTATAGAATTTGATTCGGGTGTATCTCTAATCCATAATCCATCTGGTTTAAAATAATATAATGTGGGTATCCAATATCTATTAGCAAATATAAAAGAATTTGGTTTTAAATTAGTAATATTATAAGCAATCCATTCTTCTTTAGTAAATTCAATAAAATCTTTATTTATATTTTGTTTTAAAAAATTTATTAGATTTTCATTAGTAATTTCCATATCACTATTAGAATTATTTAGAGGATTAATTCCCATATTTATCCATCTTAATCCTAATGAAACAGAAATATAATCTTCTATATCAATATCAAATGAAAAATCTAAATCATTTAACTCTGTATTAGTATAATTAAATATGTTATTAAAAGATAAAAATTTATTATATATACTATCTGCTAATAAAATATTATTAATAAGAGATCCATTTTTAGGAACAGTAGTACCACAGTTAATCCATTTTGTACCTATATTATAATTATTAGTAGGTTTGAAATAAATACCATTAGATAATATATAACTATTATACTTTAAATTATTAATATTTAAAGTTTGATATTCTTCAGGAGAAAATATATTATTATTTAAAAGTGCATTTCTTAATAATTCATTATTTATTTCATTTATATTATTTGGTTTTTTATTACCAATAGATTCCCATTCTAAACCCAATAAATTATTATTAAAAATATCATCTACTTTATACCATTTTAAATGTGGTTTAAGTGTATAATTTAAATAAGGTATAACATTATAACTACGTAAATTATATATATTATACTGATTGAATATATTTTCTGTTATATTAGATATATCATTACTTAATATATTATATGAGAAACTTGGATTAAATAAAATAATACTATTATTTGTAATATTTGTATTAATCCATTTAAATGGATTGATAACTTTTATATAATTATTAATATTTAAATTTGTAATATTAAATAATTCCCATTCAGATTGTATAAATGTATTTCTATATTTTAATTCATCTGCTAATACATAATTAATTATTTCTACACTGTTATTTGGAACATTATTACCATTACTTTTCCATAATAAACCTTTAGCAAGATCAATATATGAATTAATCTGGTTTTTTGTAGTATTTATATATATAATAAAACTATTAGAATCAATATCAACATTATACATCGTTTTAGGAATTGTAACATCTAATATTTCGATTCCAAATACATTTTTAAATGGTATATCAAACTGAATAGTATAATTATTAGGTTCGGGATATTCTTCTTGATTTCTAAATCTGCTATCTATTATAAATGTATAGTTTTCTTTAATACTATTTTTTTTCATAAAATCAACATCTTCAATAGACATTAAATCTAAATATAATATATTATTATATTAATATATAAAAACTTTTTAAATATGTTTGAAAATAATAGTTATAATATAAATTATAATTATTCAAATATTATTGTAATCGGTGATATACATGGTGATATAGAAAGATTAAAAAAATTATTAATTAAAGAAAAAATTATTAATAATAATCTAGAATGGATTGCACATAATACCCTTGTAATACAATTAGGAGATCAATTAGATAGTTTAAATAGAATAATAAATATAAAAGAATGGGAAATATTAAAAGATATAGATGTTGTTAATTTTACAAATTTATTAAGTAAAATTGCAGTACTAAAAAATAGTTTATTTATATCATTAAATGGTAATCATGAATTAATGAATATATTAGGTAATTTTTCTTATGTTTCTAAAAAAAGTTTAAATCATGATAGAATTAATTTATTTAAAAAAAATGGTATGTATAGAGATATATTAGCAAATCGACCATTAATTGTAAAAATAAATGATTTATTATTTTGTCATGCGGGTATAAAAAAACATCATTTAGATATTTTAGATAAATATAATAAAAATATATTTTATATAAATGAAATTTGGAAAAAATATTTATTATTAGATAATTTAGATAATATTGATACACATATTTTTAATACAATTATTAATGATAATGATGGTATTATGTGGACAAGAAATATTTATAATGATAATGAAAATAAATATGTTTTAAATAAATTAAATAGTACTTATATGTTTGTAGGACATAATACAGTTGATAATATAAAATTAAAAAATAATATATGGTTTGTAGATTCTGGATTATCTAGATCATATGGAAGAAATAATTATGAATATATTAAAATTAAGAATAAAAACATAAGTATTATTAAAATTTAAAAAATGATATAAATTTATATTATTATTTATTAAATAAATGGAAAATTATTATGATATAAATGTTTATAAAACATTAGATGATTTATTAAATAAAAAATATGAAGAATTAGAAATTATTTATAATAAAAAATTTAATAAAAAAGAAAATAATGATAAAATTGAAAATAATGATAAAATTGAAAATAATAATACTGATGTTTTATCATATGATGTAAAAAAAATTTTAGGTAAACAAAAAACACACGAAACAAAAAGAAAACAGAAATCTAAAGTTTTTCAAAAAGAACAAGCAGATGAATTACAAAGTTTTATTGCTTCAAATAAATAATTAACAAAATAAAAAAGTACATTTCTTTATTTTTATAAATTTTTATAAAGGATTTTTAAAATTTTAAAATTTTTAATGAAATGTACTTTTTTTTATGTAAAAAAATGATATTTTAAAATTATTTAAAATCATTTAAAATAATGGATTATTTTATATATAATAAATATTATTATTATTTTAAACATAAGTTAAAATTTAAAATAATGTTACATAAAATAAAGATTGACAATTTAGCAAATAATATGAAAAATTTGAATTTTAAAAATAATACTGATGAATATAATGATATTAATAGAAAATTAGATAATCTATTATTAAAATATATAAAAAATGATATTACTTTAGATCAACATGATTATAATTTTTTATCGAACAATCATATTGATAAAAATTTCATAGAAAATAGAGTAAAAAATTTAAAATTAAATACTCAAAAATTAAAAATATTACTTGAGTATCCTTTAATTGAACAACGAACTAAAGAATGGTTTGATAAACGTAAAAAATGTTTAACTGCAAGTGATTTATTAGAAGGTATTTCAAAAAATAATAAATTATTAGCTAAAAAAAAAGCTGGAGTATATATTGATAATACTGATTTCACTAATATTCCTCCATTAAAATGGGGAACAATGTTTGAAGATATGGCTATTAGAGAATATTCTCAATTAAATAATAATATTAAAATACATGAATTTGGATTAATTGATAATAATAATATTAAAAATTTTGCAGCTTCACCAGATGGCATATCAGAATTAGGAATAATGATTGAGATAAAATGTCCTTATAGTAGAGAAATTAAAAAAAATGTAATTCCTGAAAAATATTACTACCAAATACAAGGTCAATTAGCAGTTTGTAATCTAAATGAATGTGATTATGTAGAATGTGATTTTGGAACAATAAATAATGAAAATGATTATATTAAATATGTATCAGATAATAATTTAAATAATAAAAATCATGGAATAATCGCAGAATATTATAGTTTAAATAATAATTTATATAAATATTTATATAGTAATTCATATTTATCTAGTGAAAAATGCATTAAAGATATAAATGAAAAAATTGATATTTTTAATGAAAATGATTATAAATATCAAAAAAAAATTTATTGGTATTTAAAAAAAATTTATATTCAAAGAGTTAATTTTAATGAATTATTATGGTATAATATTCCAGAAAAAATTAACAATTTTTGGTCTACTGTTAATGAGTGTAAAACATTACCCATAGAATATAAAGAAATTAAAAAACAACCAATTAAATATAATTTTGTGGATGATACTGATTAGTACGTTCTCTTTCCATATTTTTATAATTTTCAATATTATTTTTAAATAATTTAGTATTGAAATAAAACATTATTAAAATTATTAATAGCAAGAATAATAATATATTAATTTTATTCATTTTATATATATAATACATATTTTTTAATTAAAAACCATAATTTTCAAAAAATTTAGATAAATCTTCTAATCTTTTTTTTTCCGCTTCTTCTTCCTTTCTAAATCTTTCTTCTTCTAATTTTTTTCTCTCATCCTCATTTTTTTTTTCTTCTAATCTTTTTTGAATCATGATTTTTTCTTCTCGCTGTTTTCTCTCTTCTTCTAGTTTATCTTCCCACATTTTCTTTTGTTCCAATAACATTTCTTCGTGTTTTATTTTACTTCTTTCATATAATTCCATTTTTAATTTACTATTTTCTTCTATTTTTTGTGTCTTTTTATCTAGTTTATTTATTGTATCATATAATTTAACTAATTCTAAATCAATACTATCTTTATATTTACCAATATGATTATTATTAAGTACACCTCTTTTTAATTGTTCTTCTACTTCTTTTTGAATAATCTTATATTTATTTGATATTTTTTCATCAATATCTTTAATTACATTATAATCAGTTTTTATATTATTAATATTATCAATAGTATTATCAATCTTTTTATCTAAATTATTATTATTATTATTTATATTTTTTAATTCATTTTTCAATAAATCAATTTCTTTTATTCTTTCAACATTATTCTTATAATTTTCATCGTCCATATATTCTCTAAAATTTTTATTATTATCCAACCATTCAACATAAGTTCCTATATCTACCATTTTCATATTTTTTTTATCTTTTAATAAAAGTTCATTTGTTGTTAATTTATTAATATGTGTTTTACCATCTTTTATATATAATCCAGAATTCTCAAAATTATTACCACCTAGAAAAATATTATTATTATCAATTTTTGCTACAACTTTATCATTATTATTTTTAAAATTTATAGTATCTGATTTTATAGTATATTCTCCTTCATTATTAACATTCATATATATACATTTATTATTATTATTACATAATTTAAAATAGTTATCTTCATCTGTTGTTATTTTTGAATTTTTGTTTTTTAAATATTCATTCGTTAATTTATCCTGTGTTTTTATTAAATTCTTATCTATTTTTTCTATATTATTCTTATTATTATAACTCACTTTATCTGTTTTTTCTAATTCAAATAATTTATTACCAATTTCTTTTTTTAATTCAGATATAGCATGTGGATTTTCTAATTCTTGTCTTATAATATCTATTTTATTTCTCAAATCATTAATTATTATTCTATTATTTTCAGACAAAGTTGTATCATCATAACTATTAATAACTTTTTCAATCTTATTTAATTCAAATTCTATATTATTTTTAGTTAAATTTAAATTATCTGAAAAATCACTCATTTTCTCAACATTATTTTCTATTTTTTTTAAAAAATTTAAATTTGTTTTTTTATTTTTTAATATTATTATTATTAATAATATTATCAATAAAATTACTATTATAAATAGTAAAAGATTCATTTATCTTTCTTTAATTTATATTAACATTATTTTTGTATATTAATTACTTTTATTTCTGAAGAATCTCCTCCTCTATTTTTTTCATTTATATTACCAGTATCACGATAAATTATATCATCGTCTTCTGATTCAAAAGATGCTTTTCCATCTTCCTTTTCATCATCATCTTCATAATCTTCGTCATCATCTTCTTCATCAGTATCATCTTCATCATCATCATCATCATCATCATCTTCTTCTTCTTCTTCTTCGGAATCGAATGGTGTATCTAGTGATGTTTTTGGATATTCATCATTATCATCATCTTCTTCATCTTGTTCTTCATCTTGTTCTTCTTCTTCTTCTTGTTCTTGTTCTTCATATTGTTCTTGTTCTTGTTCTTCTTCTTCATTTTCATCTGGATTTGTTTTAAAAAACCAGTTCCACATACTAGAACCACCTGTCATTTTAACATCATTATTTTCGTCTTCTTCATCAGAAGATTCATTAATATTATTAAAATCTAATTCAGGAAATTCAACCTTTTTATCAGTATTTAGTCTCATTTGTATTCCCATTGCTTCAAGTTCTTGAACTAATAATTTGAATGAATATGGTGTATTTACTTGAACTAATTCTTCATTATCTTTATGAATTCTATTTTTTATAGAAGGATTAAAAGGATAAATTACACCAGTTTTTTTAGAAATAACCCAACTATATTTATCAGATCTTTCCATCATACTTTCTTGCATAAAGGATGAAATACCATGACTTAAAACACTATCTCTTTCCATTTCTCCAATTCTAAGTCCACCACCTTTTCTACGTCCGGCAGTTGGTTGTCTAGTTAGTGAAACTTTAGGACCAGTACTTCTTGAATGCATTTTTTCAGCAACCATATGTTTTAATCTAAAATAAAAAGTGGGTCCAATAAATATTTCGCAATTTAATTGTTGTCCGGTATAACCATTATACAATATTTCATTTCCATGTGAATCAAAACCATGATCATATAATTTATCATAAATCACATTTTCATCGAATGGTAAAAAAACAGTACCATCACCCATATGACCATCTATACAACATAATTTAGCGAAGACACATTCAACCAAGTGACCGATAGTCATACGTGATGGAATAGCATGAGGATTGATAATAATATCAGGTTTAATACCATTTTTAGTAAATGGCATACCTTCTTCTGGAATTATCATACCAATTACACCTTTTTGTCCGTGTCTTGATGCATGTTTATCACCAAATTCTGGACGTTTTATTTTAAGAAATCTAACCTTGCATATAATAGTATCTTCATCATTTGTTTTATTATCAATAAAAATCTTATCAATTTTACCATATAATGAATTATCAGTAACAATTGAACAGTCTGAATAAGTTAATTCCTTAACATATTCTGAAAATACCCCCTTTTTAATTTTTTTATAAATTGTTTTTTCGTTTAACATACCAACAACAACTACTTTTTGACCTTTTGGAATATATACATTTTCACTAATAAAACCTTTATCATTAATATATGTATAGTCTGCATTTTTTAAATTTGAAATGTTAATACCTTTTTTTTTATATTCTAATGGATTTGCAAAGATTATTCTTTCATATTGGGATTCAATTTTTGAGGTAGCAGTTATAGATTTATAATATGATAATGAAAATAAACCTCTATCTAAACTATTTTTATTAATCATAATACTATCTTCTTGATTAAAACCAGAATAAGACATAATTGCGACAATTACATTAAAACCATTGGGCATATTATTACTACATGTATAATGTGAAATACGTGTATTAACAATAGGTTTTTGTGGATAATGTAATACATAAGACATAGTATCAAATCTTTTATTAAAATTTGTAGCATAGATACCAATAGCTTGTTTACTTTGTGCTGCATGGAATACATTTCTTGCTGATTGATTATGATTTGCTAATGGAATATTACCACTAATAGCACTCAACATAGTAGAAGGATGTATTTCAATATGAGTATGAAAATCATTAATATCATCATAATTCATGGCAATATATATAGTATTTTGTTCATCAATATCAATATATTCAATTATTCCGCCATTATTTTCTAATTCACTTAATATTTCTTCTTTATTTTTGTTTGCAAAAATAGGTAATGATTTAGGAGAAGTATAAAAACTTTTATAATAAATATTATCATTTTTATCATTTTCTTTTAAATTATTTAATGTACCTGTTAACATATCGAACCAATTTGTATATTTATTTGTATCTTTTAATTTAGTATTAATAATAAGAGGTCTACAACAACGTCCTGAATCAGTTAATATACGTATATCATTATTTTTAATATCCCATGAAATAGATGTTAATATATTTATTAAATTATTTCTTCTATATGCTCTTAATGTACGCATTATTCTATTAGGTTCAAATGTTAAACCATATAAAGAACCATTTAAAAATATTTTTGTAATATTTCTATTTAAAATAGAATTAAAATTTTCTAATAATATAATATCAATATCTTGTAAACACTCTTTTATATAGTCAACATTTGAAGATGATGTTATTTTTGCTAATAATGCTAAATTTTTTAAATATCCAACTGATCCACCATCTGGTGTTGCAAAAGGACACATTATACCATATTGTTGAGAATGTAATCTATGTGGACTTGTCAATTTAATACTTCTATCTAATGGCATATTAACATTACGTAAATGTGATAAAAATCCAATATAACTAATTCTGGATAAATCTTGAACCATACCCAATTCAGGATCATCATCATCTTCTAAACCCCACATACCTTTTAAAGATCTAGTAAAACTTTTAGTAATAATAAGTGATGGAATAATTTTAAAAATATTATTATCATTTATAAAATAATCATAATTATTATTACTTTTCCATGCACCATAATTATATGTTCTATCTAAACTATCTCTAATATATTTACTTAATTTTGTATAAGATTCTGAAAATAATTGTGATAATAAATAACCACTTATATCTACTCTCTTAAATATATAACTATCTCTGTCACTTTCACTAGAAATATTTAAACAAGTATTTATAAATTGTTTAACTAAGTACCCCAAATATTTAACTTTATTTTGAAATATTGGAATATTTGGAAATATATCAGTTACAATCATACTTTTTACATGATCTAATGTGCCATAAGTTGTTAATGGAATCATATAATTTAAAGCTTGTTGTTGAGTATATACAGTATTATCATTTTGTCTTAATGTAAATTGAATAAAATTATCAAAAAATATTTTTTCACATTCATTTAAATCATTTCCAAATATTAAATCATATATATCTTTATCTGTTTCAACACCTAATGCTCTAAATAATACATATAATGGTATTTTTTTTCCATTTATTCCTTTAAAAGAACATAAAATAGCACCTCTATTACGTTTATAATTATCTCCTATATTTAATTCGTTTTTAACTAAATAAAATTCAATTGTTTTTGGTGCTAATACTGTTTCGCCGATATCCGCTGTACATTTTATTAATCCTTTATATAAAAAATTATCATCATCAGTATATTTAGTAGTAAATAATCTATTTGAAGTTATTCTTTCTTGAGCAACAATAACCTTTTCTTTACCATCAATTATAAAATAACCACCTGAATCATATATACATTCACCTAATGTTTTTAATACTTCAGAACCTTGATTATTTAAAATGCATATATCACTGTGAAGCATAATAGGTATTGATCCAATAGCTATGTTTTTAAAAGTATTTTCATAATTATAATCACCATCATCTGTTATTTTAACTAATATATTAGCATATATATGTGTTTCATATGTTAAATTTTTTAATCTAGCATCATAAGGTGTAATTATTTTAGGAGAAGTATTATCAAAAGTTATAGGTCTATCTATAAAAATGTCATCTCCATTCTCGCCACCAACATATATATCTACTTTCATAATTATTGAACCATAATCATTATATTTTATCATAGTAATAGGGTTCATAGATTTTATAATATTCGGTATATTATTCTTTATAAAATCTCTATAACTATCTAAATGATGTCCTGTAAATGGATATTTATGATTTTTAAAATATAAGTCTAATATATCCCAATCTTTCATAATTTGTTTCTTTTATTTAATTAATCTATTATTATTTTTTATATTTATATCTAATTTTATTATATAAATACTTTAATAATAATTAAATTATGGATTGTGAATTAAATAAATTAATAGATTGTTGTATTGATATTGATTCTGATTATAATATTTCAAAAGCGGTATATTATATATTAAAAAATAAATATCGTTATAATGGTGATAAAAAATGGGAATATTATGATAATAATAATAATAAATGGTATCCCGATAATAAATCAAATAATTTAAAAAAAGATATAGATATTCTAGTTTCTAATGAATTTTTAAAAAGAATAAAATATTGGGATACCATGAGTAAAAATATTAAAAATAATACAGATTTTAATAATGATTGTCAAGTAAAAATAAGTAAATTATTAATTTGTTGTAACAAAATTAAAAATAAAAAATATATACTTACTATTATTAAAGAAGCCAGATCTTTATTTGAATATGAAAATTAATACATTAATAAATAATATTAAAAACTTGTATAATTATATAAATATTGATGATATATATATTGAATTAATAAATAATGAATTATTACTTGAAAAATATATTAATAATGCTTTATCTACAAAATATTCAAATATAAAAGATAGTATAAATAATTTAAAAAAAACAAAATATATATATCATATATATTTAAATAATATAAATATTAATTTATATGTATATTCTACTAAAAAATTAGATACATTTAATTATATTAAATTATTAAAAGTTTATAAACGTATTTCAATTATTTATAAATATTATAATTTAAATAAAAATATAAATATACATTTATCTTTTTGGAATAAACCCAGAACTTTTCCTAAAAATGATTTTTTTAGATCTAAAAATATTAATGGTGGTTTTACTGATTTTTTAAGTAATGATATATATATATTCAGAAAAGATGAATATCCTAAAGTAATTTTGCATGAATTTATTCATCATATAGATATATTAAATATGTCTATTATTAACATTAGTACATATAATAAAGAAAAAATAAAAAAATTTTTTAATATTCATGAAAACTGTAATTTTATACCCGTTGAAGCAATTATTGAATTTTGGTGTCATATTTATAATACTATCTTTATTTCTATTGAATATAATATTCCTTTTAAACTTTTATTTAATAAAGAATTAAATTTTACATTGTTTCAATATAATAAAATAATGAATAATTATAAATTTATTAATAAATGGTATGAAGAAACAAACGTTTTTTCTTATTTTATTATAAAATTAATTTTATTAATAAATTATAAAAAATTTTTTAAACTTAATATTCCTTATAATGAAAATATATTTGTAGATTTCATTATGAATAATTATAATTATAAAAATTATTTAAAATTATTAAAAAAATATAATAATCATTTCTTATATTTATCTAATAATTCAATGAATTTTATGTTATTTAGTAATTTTTAAGTACTATTTTTTTGTATTATTATTTCCACTATTTCAACCATTGTTTTATTATTTTTAATACCATCTTTTATTATTTCGTGATTTGATTTATTATTTTTAATAGCATCGGCTAATAATTCACTTTGTGTTAACATATTTTCAAAATATTCATCTCTTTTACAATTACATTTATAATATTTATTTATATATATTATAATTATTATAATTAATATAATATATAGAAAATGACATATTAATAATTTTTTTTGCATTATAAAAAATATTATTTCTATTATTTAATCACATAAAAATTAATTTATTATATCTTTAATTTTTTTTATTTTTGATGATTTCGCATTAACTAATAATTTATTGAAATAAGTATTTAATATTATATTATCATCATTATTATATAATATTTCATAATAATATTTTAATTCACTATTTACATATCGTTTATCACTTAATTTAAAAATCATTTCTCTATGTAATTCTACATCACCAAATAAATTATCACTATCATAAATTATAATACTTAATGGTATATCAATTGTATATTTAAATATAAATTCTTTATTATAAATAATATTATTTTGATTTTTAATAGTTGGTATTAAAATAGTATATTCTCCATATATAATTTTTAATTTAATATCATTTGAAGTAAATAAATCTATATTTTTAGGTGATATATAACTAATAATATTTAATTTTAATAAATCCATATATATTTATTATTAATATAATAATATTGCCAAATAAATATTTTTTTTATCTATTATTGGTGAACTGTAATTATAAGCGTTTTTTATTGTTTCTTTATCAAAATCTTTTAAACTTTCATCATTATATCCATATGAAGTTATATCGCCCCATATAGATAATTCAATATCTATATAATCAAGTTGATGTTTTTTTAATACCATAACATATTTTGTAATATATTTTTTTATTAATATTTTTTTTATATTATCATTATTATTTAAAATACGTATTAATTCTGCTATATAGATATTTTCTATATCATCTGAAATGTATTTTTTATAATTTATTAAATTATTATTTAAGTTATATCTATCTTTCCATAATATATCAATATTTTCAATAATACATAAATGATATATTTTCCAAATAATACTTAAACCATCAATAAAACAATAAGTCCAATTTGTAATAATATATTTATAAAATAAATTAATATATTTTTTACATAATGGATAATAATTTATTTGATATAATAAATCGTCATCTTGTGGATAAACTATCATTGAATATATTTTATCTTTTAAATCATCATTTAAATAATAATTAAATAATTTTTCCATTACATAAATATTAAATATCTAATATTTATATATTTAATATATATTAATAATAGATATGAACTTAATATATTATATATTACTTTTTTTACCATTTGTAATTGGCATGTTATTGGGTATAATATATAGAAACACATGGAATAATAATAATTATAAAAAATTAATAAAATCACAGTTAAATCCTCCTAATTATGTATTTTCTATAGTTTGGCCTATTTTATATATATTAATTGGTATTTCATATGCTAATATTTTATCAAATAAAAATTTTAGTTATTGGATATTACCAATAATTGCATTAATATTTAATTTTTTATATATTCCATCATTTTCTATTAAAAAATATTCACCATTTTTATTATCAACTATTATTATAATATTTTCTTTGATTTTTGGAATTATGACTTTCATACAATTTTATATTATAACTACTAAAAATAAAAAATTATATAGTTATTTATTAATACCTTATATTATATGGTTAACATTTGCATTATATTTATCATTTGATATGTATAATTTAAATAAAAATATATAACTAAATTCTTTTTTTTCATTAAATAATTCTATATTTATATAAATATTTATATTATATTATATCAATATGATTGAATTAATTATTGATAATAGAGAATCTGTTTTATATAATAATATAATAGAAAGAGATTTAGATCAATATAAAGATTTTATTAATATTGATAAAAAAAATTTGGAATTAGGTGATATACATATTAACATAAAATATGATGATTATATTAATACATATATTTTTGAAAGAAAAACATTATCAGATTTAAATAGTTCTATTAATGATGGTAGATATAAGGAACAAAAATATAGATTGCTATCTAATTTTTCTAATAATGCAATAACATACATAATAGAAGGAGATGATATTCATAAAAGTATAAATAGAAATGATAAAAAAATATTAAGTGCATATTTAAATACATTATATAGAGATAATATTAAAATTATTTTTAATAAAAATATATTTGAAACAGTAAATTTTATCTTAACATTATGTTGTAAAATTATAGATAAACCTGAAATATTTAATAATAATATTAATAAAAATATAGATTATTTAGATACTATAAAAATAAAATCAAAAAAAATAAATAATATTACACCTGATAATTGTTTTATTTTACAATTATCTCAAATACCAACTATTTCAAATATAATTGCAAAAAATATAGTAGATATATATCCAGATATTCGGACTTTAATTCAAGAATTAGATTATTATAATAATTATGACGATCAAGTAAAATTATTATCAAAAATTAATAAGGTTGGTAAAGAAAAAGCAAAAAAAATATTAGAATATATGAAATTGTAATTTCTTCTATATTTCCAATTAAGATAAATATTAACCATATTATAAACATTTTTGATAAATAATTATTTGAATATAACATATCATTATATTCATGGTAATAATAAATATTACTATTGTTTGTTAACATTTTAATTATATGTTAAAACTATTACACCCGATGCTATTAAAATAAAACCTAATATAATCTTATATGTTAATTTTTCATTAAATATATATACACTTAAAATTAATATAATTATCATTTCTATTGCACTAAATATTCTAAGATAAGCAGGATTCGGTGCTTTTTTTATAATTATATATGAAATAATAACAACAATACATACCAATATACCAGCTATTATAATTAATGGAAAATTTGCATTTTTAATATTTTCTATTTTTTCAAATGAAATAGCAAATAATATTAAAAATATACTTGATATTATATGTACTAAAATAGGCCATGTATATCCTTTACATGATTCATCATATTTTTGAGCTAATATTAAAAAAACTACAATAATAGTTCTTAATATACCATATAGAATCCAGTTTTCCATTTAATAATACAGAATATTTTATTGATTAACTTTTATAGTTAAACCTGTTATAAATTTACCCGAGTGACTACATATAAAAACTAAAATATCACATATATCATCACCTGTTAATATTCCCATGCGCATATAATTATTTCTAATATATTCTTGAAATAATTCATTACCTATAAAATTTTTAATATTATAAAATGTTCTATAATCTACTATACATGGTAATATAGTATTATAATTTATATTTGATTGAATACATATATTTTTATACATATTCATAACTCCTTCCATTAAAAATTTACAGGATTCATATAATTCTTGTTTAAATATTGAATATTTATCATACATATTTGAATGCATTATATTAATTATTGACCCCCCTGTATCTTTATTTATTCTTAAAATGAATTTTTCACATAAATCAATACTAGCATCATAAAAAACATTTTTATAATATTTCAAAAATCTTGCTTTATTATTTATTGAATAATTATCTGTTATATGTTCAATATTATCACCATAATTATTTACTAAAACAGATAAATGATGTGAATTTTTAAATTTATTATCATATATACTAAATAATCTATTTCTAACTTCATTTGATGTAATTTCTCCTTGTATAATTTTTATTTCTGTTTTATAACTTTGTTTTAATCTTTCTACAAAATCATAATTATATAATTTATTTTGATTATCAAGTATTATTAAATCATAACCTTTTTTTGCTAAACTAATTGATAATTTTCCACCTAGACCAACAATACCATTTGTTATTATTGCAACTTTAGGTGTTAATGATATCGTATTCACTGCATTAATATTATATATAATATTAAAAAAATTAATTAATATTATTATATATTTATTCATTTGTAATATATAATAGTACCAATTATTTAAATACATTCACAATTGGGTAATATTGAAGAATGATGATGAGATATTTTCCATTCATTATTTATTTTTTTCCATATAAATGTAAATCTACGCTAATTCATTAATATCATTATCATCACTTTTAAAATATACTTCATGAAATCCAATTATATTATCACTATTTTTTAATATTTTATAATCATCTACATTATTAATATTCCAATTTTTTGTTGTATTTAAAAAAGGATGAGTTTGTGAATGTATTAAATTAAATTTATTATTCTTTAATTTATTTCTTATATGCTTAACATTTTCTTGAGGTCCATCATTTTCTATAATTATTAATTTTATATTATCTAAAATATCTGGAAATTCGTTTAATATATTATAAAAAGCGCCTTCACAATCTACTACTAATACATCAAATTTACTATTTACTAATTTATTAATACTATCTAAATCATACATTTTTGATACTTCACATTCAGGCCATAATTTTTTATGTATATCGCGATTTAATCCTATAAATCCATGTACTATCTTATATTTTGCATCATATATATTTGCTGTTTTATACAATTTTGGAATACTATTTGATGAAGGTTCTATTATAACATGTTTAGAAGGATCTTTAATTATTTTATTTATTAATAAACTTGTTGTACCACTTTCACCTCCTAATTCTAATACACAACAATCATATGGTAAATATTTAGCAATTAATTCCTGTTCTGGTCTTTCAATATTAATTCTCAAATTCATATCTGAATTATTATATTTAGATAATTGAATATATAATTCTTCTAATTTTTTTGAACCAAATACATTTCCAAATGATAAATTATCTATTTTTTTTACAAATGGTTTTGATATATTAACTAATGAATCAGGTAATGATATTGGATATGGAGTACACATAGGCCATTGTGCGGGGGGAATATTATTATATGAAGATGACATTAAATAATAAAAATAATTATTTCTTATATATAATTTATTCTATTAATTGAAATTTATCATTATTTAATAATAATTTTTCATATTCCCGAACTAATAATGAATTTTTTATAATACCTATATCATTTGTATCCATAGCATTAGTAACTAAGTTATTATCAATTATTTCACTTCTAACAAAGTCTTTATAATCTATAATTGCGTTCTTATATTCTTTAATGAATGCTTTATTTCCACTTAATTTAATATCTATTTTTTGATTTATTTCATTTTTCTCAAAATATTCAATTATAAACATTATACTATTAATAATTTCTTTCTTTTTATTCGAAATACATGTATTATTATTTTCAACTATAATTTTTTTATCTATTTTTATTTTGCATTTTACTACAATTGTATTTTTTTCTTTATTTTTTGGTTCTGTTATTTTTAAATCAACATAAAATTTTTTGTTATTTAATAATTTTTTTATATCTATATTACTTTCATCATTTTGTTTTTTTATTTCATCATTTACATTAATATCAAATGATTTTTTAATTTCTTTTTTTTTTGTTTTTTTAATTTTTGGTTCTGACAAAATATTTATATATTTATCAAATAATAATTCTTTTACTAATTGTAATCTTAAATTTTCAATTCTATTTTTTCTTTTTATATCATCTAAATATATTGGTTTTAATTTTAATTCTTCATCTATTTTTTCCCAATAATCTAATTCTTTATTATAATTTGGTAATTCTTCTAATGATAAAGCATATAATTGTAATACTGGTTTCATAATTTGATTTGTAATATAATGTAAATAATCAGGAGTTAATGAATTTTCTACTATATATTCTGGATTTTCTATTCTATCACCTTGTAATGTTGTTTTATCTATTTTATCTAATTTAATATATACATATGGAACTCTATCATTTACTGCTGGTTTATTTCCTGGATCACGTGAACCAATTCTATCTGCTAAAACTTTATGAGCTATTTTAGAAGGATCTTTATATGATGCTCTTAATGATTTAGATATAATAAGATCATTAATATTAGATTTACCATTAACTAAATCATTTAATTCATCATTTAAAAATTCAATAGATGCTTCTAAATCTTGTTTATTAAGTAAGATATCAATAATTCCACCATATATTTTTTTTACAATATTTGCATTATCTCTTCTTTTTAATACAATACCCATTGATTTTTGTTTAAATTTATTAACATCGAATTCATATAAATTACCAACATATCTTTTTTTACTTAAAATAATAAATGGATATAAAGATTTTTCATAATTCAGTTTTTGAGGATAAGGCATGATTTTTGCTATTTCTTTCTCAACTTTTAAACCTGTTTCAATCGCATATTTTAAAGCTTGTTTACCATATACAGGATTTAAATTTGAATCTTTTAATGGAAATTTACAAAATATTGAATCTGTATCACCATATATTACCTCTGCATTATAATTATCTTCTACAAATTTTTTAGCTGTCATTATCATTTCTCTACCAGTTGCTGTAGTACATGCTGCAATCTCTTTTAAATATATTGGTGATGTTCTTGCACCAATTTGACCGTATAATGAATTTGCTGTAACTTTATATGCTAATTGAAGAGCATCAAAAACATCTTGTTCGAATTTAGAATAAGTTTGTTCTCTTTTTATAATATCATTTTTATTAATTTTAGTTTTATTATTTGTATCTATATCTAATATATTAACATTTACATCATCTTCTGTTACAAATCCTGTATATGAATCATCTTTTGTATATATTGTTTCATATTCTATTTTTTTTCTTGTATTTTTTCTTTCACTTAGTAACATCATGAGAATTTCCGCTATTATTCCTCTTTTTTGTTTTCCATTTTCATCAAATACTTGTGCAAATTTACAAGTTTTTATACCTACTTTCTTTTTCTTATCACCCACTCCTTCATACAAATCATATGATACATCTATATAATTTATATTTGGATCATCAATAATATATTTATCATCTAATATATATCTATCATGTGATAAATCTCTTGCTATCATTGATGATGGATATAGAGATCCATAATCAAATACTACTATTGGATCATTTAAATACATTCCTTCTATTGGATCTAATACAACAGCACCCTCATAACCACCAGTATCTATATCTAAATTATCATAATTATTTATAACAGGTATTGCTAATCCTTTATCCATACATTGTTTAGAAATTAATGAAAATATTTTAATACCCTGTCCTCTTCTAAATAGAAAATTTAAAGGAACTAAACATACATTTGCCATGCCAATATTATTTTCTAATATTTTTAATTTATGTAATAAACGATTAACTAACGCACAATCTTGAATACAATATTTCGCAATTACACATCTATCTGATGAATTACCTTTATATTTTTCAAATAGTTCTTTTGGTTTTAAATCATCTTTTTTATCTCCTAAAAATATTGATGCAACATTATCTAATTTATAACTATCTAGTTTATGACCACCTTGCATTACTTTGAATAAATCTATCAAAATCAATCCATCCATATCAAAATATTTTAAGATATTTTCACCTAATGCCGACGATGATAATTCTTGTTTATATAATGAACTATTTCTATTTATTTTTCTACCTAAACCAAGTTTAAAATCATCTTCTATTCCTAATTCCATTGCACGTGTCCATACATAATCCATATCAAAACCAAATATATTATATCCAATTAATACATCCGGATTGAGTTCTGTAATTATTCGTTTCCATTCATTTATTAATTTCTTTTCAGTTTTACATTCAATTATATCACAATTTTCAATTGGATCACATGTATTTAATGATACAATATTACGATAAATTATTTCATCTGAACCATATTTATGAACTGTTGTACCAATTTGAATTATCTCATCCCCTTCTAATGCAGGTAAACATTCACTTAATAATTTATTTAATCGATCTTCTAGTTTATTTATTTCTCCAATTGTTAATTTTTTTTTTTCTTCATTCTCAATATCATCTAAATCATCTTCTTCTGTTTCTGAAATTTCTTCAATAATTTTTAACATATCATCAATATTTTTTTCAATTAAATTTGGAATAATTTTATAATCTACTTTCTTTTTTGGATATACTTTATTGATTATTAAATTTTCTTCTATTTTTATATCTGATGTATATATACATTGTAACCAGTATGTTAAAAACTCTTTATCTATTTCATAACCTGAACGAGCTACTAATGCTAAATCTTGTGCTACTTTTTTATAATCTTTTTTTGCTACTGGAAAATCTCCATGACTACTAGTACATTCAATATCAAATGATGCTATCATTAATGGTGCAATTTTATTAATATCAACAGGAATTATATTTTTATAATTAATTTGAATATTGTAATCACATCTAGTTTGATTATCATTTAATTCATAGTTTTCGATTTTTACCCATCCTGCTGGTTTAATATTAATTTCGTGAATATATCTAAGAAATGGATCAATATTACTTTCATATAATTTGAAACCATCTTTTTTACGCGATTGGAAATAATATTTTAACTTATTAAATAAGGCTAGTGATTTTACTGAAACTTTTATATAATTAAATAATTTGTTATTTGTAAAACCCCAAAATTCATTTTTTTGAACTATACTCAAATTATTGAAATGTTCTTCATATTGTTTTGGTATTATTTTTTGCGTATATGTTTTATCTTTAAATTTTGCTTGATATTTCTCATTTAATAATTCTATATTTAATTTATCAACTCGTTTTTTGTATTGCGAATATGATAAATCATCCCATTCTGTTGGTGCTTTTACATAAAAATATGGTTCATAATCTACAATATTTACAGATACCGTTTCGCCTTTTTCTGTAACACCATAGATAAGAATTGTATATAAATCTTGCTCTTCATCATATCTATTTTTTACTCTAGATCTATCACTTTCAGGTATATACCAATCTGTTATTTGAAATATTATAGGTTCAGTAGTATCTAATAATTCTGGAACTGCTTTTCGAGGAAATTCCATTATATTTAATATAAATAATAACTTTAAGTATCATTTTTTATTTTAAATAAATTAATATAGAAGAGCTATATTTTAATAAATGGATATTGGTTTAGAAGCACTTATTATAATTATATTAATTTTAATTATTATATATTTATTATATCTCACTAATTACAATCGCTTATTATTAAAAGTAAAAAGTACATATGATAATAAAGAATATTATGTGCAAGATAGTGATTATTCCCAAAATGCAGCTAATTTAATTGCAAAAATTCGCGAACGTTTAAATATTTTAGTCGATCATTTAGGCAAAACATATCCTAATGATGAAAGAACTAAATTACTAAAAAAAAATTATAGAGAAAATAGTTTAAAAGAAGGTATTGATGATCCTAGATATACAAGTTATTCTGTAAATAAAGGTGAAGAAATTATATTATGTCTCAAAAACAATGATGAATTAATGGATATAAATACTATGATGTTTGTTGTTTTACATGAAATGGGACATTTATCATCTGTTTCAATAGGACACACTAAAGAATTTTGGGATAATTTTAAATGGATTTTAGAAGAATCTATTAATATTGGTATTTATGTTCAACAAGATTTTGATACTAAACCGGTTGAATATTGTGGTATGTCTATTACTTCAAGTCCATTAGATTATAATAAAAATAATTTAACTAAAGGTTATAATATTGAATTTGATAAAAAAGAAGGTAAAATTATTGAAGCATTCATTTTAAATAAAGACTTTTTAAGATAAAATCATTATTTCTTATAAATTCATAATAACTAAAAAATATACCATTTGATAATCCAGTATATAATGTTCTATATTTTATACCTGTTAAAAATGCTTTATATCCTTCTTTATCTATTATATTTTTTATAGTTTTTTGAATATTTATATTATTCTCTCTACTTATCATTATTTTTGTTTTTAAATAATCTGCCGGATTTGTTAATGCGGCCGATATCATACCAATTGATGATGCTATTAATAATGATTCATATATATATATTTTTCTATTTTTCGGTATATAATAATTGGTTATTATCTCATATAATGGTAATTTAATTACACGATATGGTATATCCCTTGATAATAACATACTAAAACCATTATAATATCCATATATTCCATTATTTTTATAAATATAATAAAATCCCTTATACGGATTGTTTATTATACCACTTTGCATCTTCTGTTTAATTATTTCATTAGGTGATAACCATAATGCTCCTATAAAGTCGGCTATTATTGCCGACGTTATATATATACCTATTTTATTATTATATTTTAACAATAAATTATTTTTTATATATTCATATGATCCAAATACTAACATATAATAAGGTATTTGTCCTATTAATGCTATATTAATCCCTTTGTATAATTTCTTTAATTTAAAATTATAATTCTTATTTCCTTGAATATTAGTTTTTATCAAATCAATTGGATATAATTTAAATATTGTTATTCCACGTGCTAATCCACCCGCTATTAAATTAATTTTAAATATATCAAAAAATTCATTTTTTTTATCATTTAATTTCATTATTTAAAAATATTAAATATTTTTTAAGTAATTATATAATATATTCCTAGTCCAATTATAAATATTATTCCCTTATCTATTATATAAAATAACTTTAATATATTATAAAAATTTTTTGTATAATATGATAAATATTCATTTTTATGATGTAATATATTAATACTAATTTGCATATTTAATAAATTATTATTCAAACATGAAATATATTTTTTTATATAATCTTCCAATTTATATTTTTTTATATTATTTACATTTATTAATTCTATATTTTCTTCCAATCTACATATCGGGCAATTATATGATGTTTTTATATTATTATCAATTATTTTTATTGACTTATCCATTTTTCCAAAGCATTCTATACATATATTATTATTACAACGGTTACAATTAATAACATCTTCTTCTATTTTATTTAAACATATACAACATTCATTATTATTTTCTTCAATTAAAATATTATTTTCATTTTTAATTTCTGAAATCTCTGTATTTAATTCTAGATTTTTCATATTTATATAATATATTTAATTTTTTTTTAATTTTTAATATTTAATATTGTATTTATTAAAAATCCTCTTATATCTATTATTTCTAATGGTATTTTAACTTTTAATTTAATTAATATTTTTCTTATATCTTCTATTTTCAATAAATTTATATTTTTTTTTATTATAATATCAATCTCTTTTTTCATACTATTTGTCATTTTATGTGATTTAACATAATGTTGTGATGATTTTTGTGATTCACTTAAACTTGTTATAACTGGTATTGCATTTGATCCAAATGAACTTGGTACAGCATCAGATACAACAGATTGTCCGGATGATTTTGATTTTTGAATAAAACCCACATTCGGATCTAACATTCCAACAGGATTAGAAGAAAAATTCTGCATTGAAAAATATTCTTGAATAAAATCATTTGATAATCTATAAAATTCTACAATATCTATATTTAATCTGGATTTAGATTCATTAAAATATTTCATAAAGTTTTTAAAACTATTTAATACTTTATTTAAATTCATAATTTTATTAAATTTTTCTCGATCAATATATATACAACATACATGCATTCCTTTATCATCAGAACAATTATATATTTCATCATAATTAATATCTTTTGTATTTCCTCTTAAAGCATTAAAATATCTCCATTTACCATTATTTGTTAATACATACGCATTCCAATGTGACATATTTCTAATTTCTTGAACTTTTTTTGCTATCTTTTTTTTTAATTTTGTATTCATATGCGTAGGAACTTTTTGTGGTAAATTATCAATAGTATCAGTACAAACACTTGCTATAAAACTTATTAATTCAAATTTTGTATTACCATCCGTATTTTCTATAAGTGAATTAAATTCTTGTTTATTTCGACATACTCTTGTTTCTGTTTTTAAATAACATAATTCACTTGCTTTAGGATTAAAATTTTTAGTTATCATACCCATAAATTTTTGTAAAATTATATCACCGGGACCATAATAACCATATTGAGGCACTGGATCTTTTTTATTAAAAAAATAATTACCATGTGCAATATCTGATAAAATATAATATATATTTAAATATGTTTCTTCATTCCATGGTAAATTATCTAATCTATTTATATTTAAAAATTTTTCAATAAATATACTTGTTAAATCTAGTTCCCCTTGTACTAATCGCGAATTATCTAAAATAAAATGCTGTAATATAATTATTTCATGTGCACTACTTGCAAATAATGGCGCATTTATCCAGCATGCATTTGTACCATTATTGATAAGTTTGGGTTTTATAATATGATATTTAGTTTTACCACTCATTAATTATATCCTTATTATATATATTTATAATAATAAAAATTCTTATTTTATAAATAGAGAATATGAATAATAAAGAAGATTTTTTAATAGAAAATCCAATTCAAAAACATGTTGTTAAAAATACTTTATTAGTGGGTGGTACTACTATTGGAATTGGTATATATATATTAATTATTGTTTTAACAATATGGACCTTATTAGGTATTGCTGCATGGATGATGTCAATATATTGTTTTAAATATGGAGTAGACAAAAATAGTATAATTGGATTAATTATAGCATTTGTACCAATCATATTAGGACCATTATATTGGATTTATTATATATGGAATCCTAATTATTGTAAATATCCAGTTATTCCAAATACAATAGAAAAAATAACCCCAATACAAAATTTTACACCAAATGTAAATATTAAATAGAAAAAAAATGATAAATATTTTTTTATTTTTTAAATAATTAAAAATGAAGAGGAAATATGATTATATTTATGGCGATTATGATTTACACGATTACTTTATAAATCCAACTTTTGAAAATTTAAATAATTTAATTTCAACACATTTAAAATATATAAAAATTAAAGATGATAATTAATTTTTATCACATATTATATTAATATTAGAACAATATAATCGTATTAATATTAATGAATACGATGTAAATAATATTATATATAATAACATTATTACAATTGTTTGAATAATTCTATCAATTAGACTTATCATTTAATTATAAAAATTATGAAAAATAATCAATTTTTTTTATTTTAGTTAATAATATATAATGGTTTCCATTTATTAAATTGTTGATTAAATTTACATTTAAATTTTATTAGTGTTGATGCATTTTTATTTTTAAATGCTAATCTTAGCATTTTACTTGTTTCTAAACTTGAAACATTCGCAATACCTAAACTTTTATCATTTAATAATGATTCTTTCAAATATAAATTATATACATCAGGATCAACTGTTTTAGATATCCATAATATTTTTTCATCATCTTCTAAATTATTATTATCTATTATAACTAAATTATTACTATTTTCAGTTTTTTCTAAATTATTATTATTTACATTATCATTATTATCATGTAATGTTTTAAATTTAGTTTCATCCTTGATTTTTCTAACAACATTTATTATATTTTCTTCATTAAAATTATATAAAATAGGTTTATAATTTAAATTATAATTCCATAAATATATACCTCTACTTGAATAATTTATTATTTTAGAAATATTTATTAATTCTTCTATACTATTTTTATTTAAATGATAATATGTTTTAATTTTATAATTACATACATCAACTAATTCATCTGGTGTATATTCATTTTCTAATAAATTATATAATATTTCTAATCTTTCTTCTAAATTTTTTTTTTTTAAATGTTCTCCTTTATAACTAATTATATCATTTATTACAAATAACCATTTATTATCATAAGTTTTTATCATTTCACCATCAAATAATGTATCTTTAAATAATGATTTATCAAATAAACCTCTTACTAATATAATTCTCGGTTTTTGATAATTTGGATGAATTTTTTTATCAATATAATAAATTATTGGTAAATTATTATATAATGTGAAAAATACATAATATGGATTTCCATTACTTCTTAAACAACATAAATAAGAATTATTATTTAGAAAATTAACATTATTATTTGTTAATGTATAATAATGTTTTTGAATAATTTTAATATTATATAATCTATATATTTTTTCTAAAATAATATCTTTAATATCATTCGATTTTATATTAAATGCGATTCTATTAGCAAATGAAATAATACCAGTATGCATTTATATTAGGTTATTATTTATTATAAAAATAAAATCAATTTTTATAATGATATATATTTATATTTATATAATTTTTTGTAAAATAGGATTTAATTTATATAATACTAAAAACGCTATAATTAAATATAATATTATAATTATTATTTTATAATATTTTAAAATCATTTATAATATATTGAGATTTTTAATTTTTTAATTTGTATTTTTTATCATATCTCTTATTATATTAACCTGTTTTTTATAATGTTCAGATGGTTCTTTTAATAATATTAAATTTAATAAATGTTCTATTATATCCTCATATAAATATGTATCTATTTTTAAACATATATCATCCTTATTTTCTATAGCAAATTTTTGCATTAATTTTGTTTTTTCTGTTATTAATTCTTGAACTAAATTATTGATTCCCTTATATATAAATTCTTCATCCACTTTTATTAATGTTGTATTTTCATTTTTGTATATTATATTTTTATTTTCTGGAAAATCAATATTAAAATGAATCTCTTTTGTTAATAGTGATGGTATATCATACGCTTTTTTAAAAATTTCTAACATTTTTTCATAATTTAAATAATCAATTCTTTCATTTCCATAGTTATTTATATAAAATTTATTATTTGTTATATTATTTATTACATTTTGATTTTCAATATTATTTTGTGTTTCTATATTATTATTTATATTATTTACTGTTTCTATAATTTTTGAATTTGGTTTTCTTGCATATATTATACTTCTTGCTTTACAATTATTTCTATTTATATGATTCGCTTTTGCTTGTCTAGAACTAAATGATAACATACATTTGGGACATGTTAATTCATCTATACCTTTACATTTTTTTTCATGTTCTGATAAATATCTTTTACTCTTATAAGTTTTATTACATTTTTTACAAATAAATTTAGGATGTACATTTTCACTCAGAGGATGTACATTTTCACCCAGAGGATGTACATTTTCACCCAGAGGATGTACATTTTCACCCAGAGGATGTACATTTTCACACATTATATTTCTATCGCTATTTTTAAATATTGTGTCAGAATGTTTAGCATAATGATGTCGTTTCAAATCAAATTTCCGTTTTGTTGAATAATTACAATGAACGCATTTATACATTTTTATACCGTCATTTTGCGTCATTACTTATTATAGTAAACATTTTTATTTTTTATGTAGTTTTTTATTATCAGAAAAAAACGCAATAACGCAGTAACGCAGTAGAAAATTTTTTTTGAGAATTTTTTTGCCAAAAAAAAGCTTTATAAATTCACTCGTATTTTATTAAAAAAAAACAAATCAGTTTTATAATAATAAAAAATAAAATTTATCGATTTTTTATCGTGAAAATCACCTAAATTCAATATTCAATATATTTTAATTTATTTAAAAAATCTTCTCTTTCATTTTTTTTTAAACACCCAAGTAACATATTAATACGCATATTTACGTTTATTCTATTATTATTCATTATTTCTGTTGCCACTAATGCTTTACTTTTTATTTCCATTTTTTTCTTTATTGATAAAATTCTTTCTAATTTTTCTATATTTGTTTCTGTTATACAATACAATGTTCCATAATCATCATTAAAATATCTCAATAAATCATTTTCTATTTGAAAATATATAAAAAATTCACTGTTTACATCATAATCATATCCTTTATTAAAATATTCATTGAAAATATTATCTTTACTTTTTTTATAATCTATTATATCCTCTAATAAATTTTTATTTTGAGGATTTCTTATTTTACTTAAAATTAAATTTTGTAAATCATTATCTAATTCATCATAATATTTAAAATGATTATTTATATTCATTTTAATATATTTTATAATAATATAAATCATTTTTTAAAATATTTTTTTTACTAAAAAAAAAATTTGCTTCTAGGGAGACTCGAACTCCCAATCTTTGGCTCATAAGACCAACGCTTTAACCAATTAAGCTATAGAAGCTGATGCTTTTAGGGAGACTCGAACTCCCAATCTTTGGCTCATAAGACCAACGCTTTAACCAATTAAGCTATAAAAGCATATTATTATTATTAAAATAAAATAATCATTTTTTTTTTAAATTTGGATTAAAAAATTTAATAATTATAAAAAAATGACACTTGTATTTTTAAAATAATTTTAGAAGAAAGGGTTTCATGATTATTCATATATAGAAAGACATTGTTGCCGGAATTAAAGATTTAATATATATAATGCAAGTATTAAATATACTTGTAATCAGAGTATAAGCATCAAATACTTTCTATATGTTCGAAGTAAAACGGATAAATAGTGCATATTATTCAGAAGGCAATCTGCCAAGAATCAAAATCACTGACAGAAACAATTGTTTCTTGAGATTAAGATGAATCGCTGATAATATGTATTACCTTAGTAACGGGTCATGAAATTTTTTTCATTTTATTTTTATAATATAAAAAATGATATAATATTTTTTATAAATTAAACATGAAAATAATAATTCAATTATTAATTATTTTGTGTTTACTTTATTTAAATAAATATTTTATAATTGATATTTTAGATATATATATTCAAAAAATAGATATAAATGATGTCTGGAATTTTTTAGTAGGTGCTAATAAAAAAAAAGAGAAAGAAGTATTATTTTAATTTTTTTTAATAATCATTATAATCATCATAATAACTATCATAATAATCAATTAAATCATCATAATATTTATCATTTTCTTCATATTCTTCATATTCTTCATATTCTTCATATTCTTCATTTCTTATATCTTCATATCCGCCTAGATAATAATAAACATCAGTGCATTTTTCATCATAAAACTTGTTTAAATGTGTAAACATTTATTTAATAATATTTTTAAAATATACATTTATCATTTTTTATTATTAATTTGATAATTTTATTTTAATTTTTATTTCGTAATTTTTTAGTTGATCATTTAATTCTTTTTCTTTATTTTTTAATATAGTATGAATTTCTGTATTTTTATCAATTTTATTGAAAATTTTTATTAAATATTCTAAACTATAATTTAATTTATATTTATCTTTTAATGTTTGTATATCAACGCCATCTTTATATTTTTTATAAATAATATGATTTATTGTTCTATTCATAACTCCTTTCGGTTTTCTTTTTAAATATTTAGCAATTTCTAAATAATTAATGCCTTCTTCAATACTTTTATTAAGATATTCATCATCTTCATGAGTCCATTTTTTACCAACCATATCAGTATTCATATTATTTAATTCAAATCTTTCTTTTAAAAAATTCGAAGGTATATTATAATTTAATGATAAATCTTTAAAATCTACATTAATATCATTATAATTTTTGAATAATATTTTATCAATTACTCTTAATAAAATAGCATATTCACTTCTACCTAATTTGTTAGCAATTTTTTCATAATCAGGTACTTTTATATTAGCATTTTCGGGATGTAATAATGTTTTATATTCATTTAAATAATCAACTAATTTACTATCATCTTCATTAGTCCATCTCTTACCCTTATTGGCCATAATATAAAATAAATCATACTTTTTATATAAATAAAATTTGGATCAAAAAATATTAATTTAATAAAAAAATGACTTATGATTTTATAATTTAAATCATATTAAGTAAAAATGTTTCATAGTTATTCGTGTATAGATAGACATTGTACCCGATATTTAAGATTTAATTACAAGAACTCTAGTTTAGTGAAAAACACTTACTAGTATTAGTAAAAGGTATCAAATACTACTATGCATTTGAAGTAAAACGGATAAATAGTGCATATTATTCAGAAGGCAATCTGCCAAGAATCAAAATCACTGACAGAGACAATTGTTTCTTGAGATTAAGATGAATCGCTGATAATATGCATTACCTTAGTAACGGACTATGAAATTTTTTTCATTTAATAATTGCTTATTTTTATACTTTATAAAGTTCTGTTTTTTTATATTTTACATAATAATCATGTGTAGTTCTTGCTACAGCAGATTCTATACTATCTGGTAATCTATAATATAACATATACAATGATAATAATAAAGCAATAATATTAATTAAAATTAAATAATAATTAGTATTACTATCTAACTTTTTGAAATATATATATAATATATAATTTGCTATTAATAATACAGATGATGCTATAAATATTCGTGGACCTCTTTTTAACCAATATTCTCTAACTTTGGAATGATCTAATCCAATATCTTTTTTATTTATATCTTTTAAATTATAAATATATACAGAAAAATTATATATTATTTGATAATCATATAAGTTTACTATATCAGAGTTATTTACTAAATAAGAATTAATTAAATTTAATGTATCTTCTATGTTTTCATAATTATTATTATTTAATATGTCAATAAATTCGATATTATTTAATTTATCTAATAATTGAATTTGATTATTATTATTTTTTAATAAAGAAATTTTTTTTATTTTTTTTAAATATTTTACAATATATTTCTTATTATATAAATTAATATAGTAAAATGTATAATTATTTGCCCTTTTAAAAGCCCATCTTTTAAAAGGTTTGAAAAATTTTCTTAACATTAATGATAATAATTATATTTTATTCATTTTTTTCAAATTTGGATTGAAAAATCTTGATTTAAAAAAAAAATGATTCTTTGTTCTAAAAATTACTTTCACCAACTACCAGGAACAGATAACAAGCAGAACACAAACCAATCTACCAAACAGTCTAAAATGGCCGCTACCCAGACCCAGATGATCATCAACGAGTTCACTACTCTTGTAGATACGGAGAAGGAATACACTCGTGCTGAACTCGGTAAGATGCTTACTGAGGTGTATCGTCAGATTACTACGGACAAACCGAAGAAGACTGATGATAAGCCTAAGAAAACCGATGATAAGCCTAAGAAAAAGAAGTCAAAGAAGGAGAATGACTCTGATGAGGAAGTTGAACTCAAGAAGAAACGCGAACCGACCAAATACAATCTCTTTGTCAAGGAGCAGATGAGTATTGTGAAGGAGGAATTTCCCGATTTGAATCGTCAGGATCTGATGAAGAAGGTCGGTGAGTTGTGGAAGGCGAAGAAGGAGCAGGAGAAGGATGAGTAAAATACAAAAAAAAATAAAAAAAGGAAAAAACAACCTTTTTTTATTTTGAAATTTCAAATCTGGATTAAAAAATCCAAATATTTTTCAGGTTTTCTTTATATCGTTGATGGTCTTTTTTACATATTTTTCACTTCTTAACAATTTATAAAAAAATTGATTTAAATTAAATCTTTAATTTAATACTTAAAAAACCTAATGTCTTCTGAAGAAACTACAGTTCAAATAGAGGTTGTAGAAAAACCAAAAAACAAACTTATAATTTTTAATGATAAACAAACCCAAGATGGCGAAATAGATGTGGAAAAATATCAAGCATGGAGCGATAAATCTAAAGACGTTCCATTTAAAAGTAGTCTTAAATGTATAGGAAATGGTGAAGAAAAATTAGCAAAAGAACTTGATATAACAGCGCCATTAGGAGGTCAAAATAATACGGTTGATTTAATTCATCATGATTTGGGAAAGATTAGTGTAAAGGATATGACAAACGATGATTGTACATTAGGAACAGAAGGTTGTAATTATATGAGAAAGATATTTAGAACAATAATAAATTTGTTTGTTTGTTGGATTATAAAATATAAATCAAAATGTAAATTGGCAAATAAATTTTATAATGAGATTAATAAAAAATATGGTTCTTCAAGAACTACTATAATTGATGGTATTGATAGATTAGAATTATCAAAGACTAATATACAAAAATTAAATGAATTGTTCAATCAACTAAAAAAACACAAATCAGAAAAGGAATATGAAAGTTTAGAATCGGAATATATTAATGATATTATTTATAGTTTAGGTGATAAAACTTTACAAGATATGTTAAATGAATGTGTTCGTAAAGAAGCGACCGAAATGACATTAATTATAGTTGATGAAAAAAAAGGATGGTTAATTGTAAAAAATATAAATAAATTATCTTGTCCGCGCATCACTCGTGGTGCACCTAGAATAAATTATAGTTGATTATTTAATTGAAATATTAAATTTGAAAGAACAAATGAAAATTTTGGAGGAACAGCATTTCCTATTTGTTTATACATTGATGATATAGAACCTACAAACATAAAATCATCTGGAAAAGTTTGAATTCTTGCATATTCTCTGACAGTCATTCGTCTTTTTTCACTTGGATGAACATTTATAACCGGACCTCCTGTTCCTCCGCCTCTTCCTGTAATAGTGGGAGATATCTTATTCCAATCTAATTTTCTATTTCCCATATAACCTGTAAGTTTTACTTTATGTTTTGTTCCAATATGTTGAATTTCTTCATTGTATTCAATTGGTAAATCACCAATAGCATCGTTTAATGTTTTTGTAATTTCTTGTTTTTCAATAGGCCATTCAAAATTAATTTTTTCAGAAATATCATTTCTAATTCCTATAAATATAACTCTTTCTCTATTTTGAGGTATATCATACCATTTTACTTTAAATAATTTTGTATTTACTTGATAACCACATTCTTCTAAATCTGAAATTATCATTTTAAATATCTTTCCTTTATGATTTTTCTTATCTTCATTATTTTCATAACCACCTAAACTTAATATACCTTTAACATTTTCAAATATGAAATATTTAGGTTTTTTAAGTTTCAATAATCTGACTAGTTCTAAATAAAGTTTATTTCTACCATCCGTTTCTTTTCTATATAAATTTGCTACCGAAAATCCTTGACAGGGAAATCCACCTGTAAGTATATCACAATCTGGGATAGTTTCTATTTTTGTTATATCTTCGCATTGTGGTTTAAAATTATAATATTTTTCATATGTATTGCAAGAATCCTTATCAAAATCATTAACATATACAACATTGTATATATCTGTTTCTTTATGAAATGCAAAATCTAATCCTCCACAACCAGCAAACATAGAAGCAACTCTAAGTTTAGGATTCGCAATTTTAAGTTTTTTAATAGGTTCTTTTGGTTGATTTTCCATATTATCTCTATTAACATTTACTTCTTCATTTTCAAAAATCAATTTTTTATTATTTATTTCTTCTAATTTTTCTTCAACTGTTTTATCTACAAGTGTCTTAATTTTATCAGGATTATTTTCACAAGACGTTTTGCATTTATTATGAGAATCATAGTTAGATTTTTGAGAAAATCCTTTTTTAACCATTTTCGTTATATATTGTTAATATATTTTATTTTTAAATCAATTTTTAAATAAATTGTTTAGAAGTATAATTTTTAATATATTAATAAAAAAAAGTACATTTCTTTATTTTTATAAAAATTTATAAAACCTTTTATAAATTTTAAATTTTTTTATGAAATGTACTATTTTTATAACTATATTAAAAAAAATGATTTTACTATATATATAGTATATCAGAATAATAATGATTATTCCTCAAGACTTTCCATTGGATTTAGAATTAAAGATATATAGTCATATAATATATAAAATTCCAAACAATCTTTTAAATGAAATTAAAAATTATCATAGAAAAAATACAGAAGAATATAGGCAAAAATTATTAGATTCTGATTCTGAAGAATTTTGGGAAGAATTTGTTACGGAAGATATGAGAACTAATCCTAATTACTGGAAAAATTTTATATATATTAATGAAAAAATATATAATTATAAAACAAAAAAACCTATAAAAATAAAAATAAATACTGTTTAATTTTTAAGATAAACATCTTTAAATATATTCATTACATTTTCTGGTGTATTTTCTTTATAAGCATTCCAATCTTTTTTATTTTCTATTTCTGGGTTAAAAGATAATAATATATTTGATAATTCTTCTTGGTTGTTATACCAAATAGCATTATTTCCTAATTTTTGTACATGACCTAAATCACCAGATTTTGTGCATATTATAGGTTTATTCTTAACTGAAAATTCACCCATTGATAAACTAAGTATTTCACCACCGGCTCTAGCCCATAACATAGCATCGCATGTATTAATAAATTCAACCTTTTCATTTAGATCGACAATTGTAGATAAATGAATAATATTAGGTAAATTAGGACAAAATTTATTAAAATTAGCAAATAGAAAATATATGTTACTATTATTATTTGCAATATTATATACTGTTTTTTTTACATAATCAATTGAAAAATTATCTTTACCACCATATCCACCAAATACTACTGCATTTAATGGTATATTTAATTTTTCTCTCATATTTTTATTATGTTGAGGCAAATTAATCATATGAGGAACAACGGGATATTTATTATTACCAACATATGGTGATATTGTACTATAAATATCACCGTGTGGTTGATTACAAGTAAAAACACAATGAATACAATTTTTAGCAACTTTACTTAATCTTGAATCTAATCCACCTGCTTTTATAATATATAAATGTGTAATATTATACTTTGATAATAATTCATCAATTTCTTTAAAATCATCAGTTTCGTGAACTATAAATTTATTTTTAAATTTTTCAATAACATTTAAATTATTTTCACTACGATTTTTATCATAAAATATATAAGATTTATTACCTAATAGTTTTTCATTATAATAAGCATAATCATATAAACTAACTGTAGTTCCTCTTTCACATAAACAATTATCCCAAAAACCAATATTCATTTATATTATATAAAAAAAGAATATAACTTTTATATATTTATTATATAATTATGCTAATAAATTTTGATAAAGAATATATAAAAAATAGATATATTTTTTATATTATCAATGCCAATAAATTTTAATTTAGAAGAAATAAGACAAAAATATGATTGTAAAAATTACTTTGAAACAGGATTATGGAATCCAAATGATAATACTATATCATTTAGAAAAGCATTAGAATGTAATTTTGATAAAATTAGTTCAATTGAAATAAGAAAAGAATTTATAGAATTAGGCAATAATATATTTAAAGAATATATAGAAAGTGGTAGATGTTATTTATATAATGATGATAGTGTTAATATTGGTAAATATTTGAGTAATAATGATAATAAAACATTATTTTTTCTTGACGCTCATGTTGATAATGTAAATATAAAAAATTATCAAAAAAAATGTCCTCTATTTGAAGAATTAAATGCAATAAGTAATCTTAAAAGAAAAGATAATATAATATTAATAGATGATATACGTTATCTGAAAATAAAACATCCATGGGGTGAAACAAGTTATGGTAATATAATATTTTTAGATGAAATTAAGAAAAAAATACTTACAATAAATAACAAATATAATTTTTCAACATTAAAAGGACAAAACAATGAAGATGATGTATTAATAGCATATATATAATTTATTTTAATTATATGAACGAGAAATTGCATCCAATAGGTATTTATTTTTTCTTTTAATAAAATTAATATAATTATGAATATAAATTTTTTTTTTATTATAATAATTATCTGATTTATTTAATTTGATTTTTATTTTTTTATAAATATTCATATCACACATTGCATCTTCTCTACAAAGACCTTTATGTGAGAATGAAGTATATTTTAGTAAATTTTTTTTATAATTTTTTTGTAAATTTTTATATTTTTTTAATAATAATTTACACTCTTCCATATATAAATAATTAATATATTATATTATTTCATTTTTTTTTAGGAAATACTTATTGATATTTTATATATATATATATTAAGATTATATTATATAAATATGCCAAAACAAGGATTGTGTGATATTTTTCCTAAAATTGAAGATCAACCACATTTTGTTGTTACATCAGCTACTATGGCCGAGTTTATTAATAATTTACATATATCATTAAATTCATATATAAATCAAAGTGAAAAGGCACAAATTCTTGCTATGTTAGAAACTTCTGAACCTACATTCAATATTATTCATCAATGTATTCTAAGTTCAACTCCGACTTTATCAGAAGAGGAAAAGAACTTACTTATTAATTTATCACGCGCCATTATATATGATACAGAACATGATTTTGGTTCCGGATCTAGTAGAGCTAATTGTAAAAACGATATAATAAAAAAATGTCTTTCCTCAATTGTAAAGTTAAGACAATATAATAATGGAGTAGATCTTCCCAATCTTAATACATATGCGAAAGGTTTTTTTGCTAAGAAAGATCGTCCGCTGTGGAGTAGGGATGTAATTACTTTTAATGATTGTTCTGATGATAATAATATTAATAAAGATGCTATTAAAAATTTAAGTGATATTAAATATTATTTACAAGATAGTGCCGTTCATAAAGAAGCAAAAACTGCATTTTTAATGAGTGGTGGTAAAACTATTTATAGAGCAGTTTCAACAGCAATTGATCCCGCTGGATGTAAAAATGAAAAAACAAACGAATATAATGTAGCAGATCATATAAATATAAAATATGAATTACTTATGTTAAATATTAGTTTAATATTTTATCAAAATTTTTATACTATATTTCATCATCTCAAAAAATGTTTTTTCATAGAACTTATTACTGATAGAAACGGTTTTAAAATTGATAAAAGATTTAATATTAATATTATTAGTTTTAGTGATCAAAGCAAAAGTCAAATCGCTAATGTAATTGGCGGTAGTAATTGTAGTTATAGTCCACAAAAAATATGTAGCATTTTAACTTCAAGTAAGTCAGCAATGGAAAAAATATTGATGAAAAATTATTATGGTATAACTTTAAGTACTCCACAAGATTACCTTTTTGCAAGAGCATTACAACTTATTTTAAAAGGTCATGGTGATTTCGGTCAAATATTTTGGAGTATGTATTTATACTATACTCCTAATGATAAACTACCAGGAGATTTTTATCAAGATATTGATGAAAACTTTCAAAAATTTTATAATAATTGCCTAATACAAACAGGTGATAAATATTTTGCATGTATTTCTGCAATTCTTAAAGCACCTGTTTTGATTGGTACTACAGGAAATATAAGTATGTATATAATTGATAGTAATAAAAAATATTATGGACAAAATATCTTAATGTCATATAATCTATATAGTGATTTAAAATTATACAACGATCAGTCTGAAGCAGAGAGATCTTTTATGACAAAAAAAGTTTCTATTCAAGAATCTCAAGAAAATATTTTTGAATCGATAATAAATGAAAATGCATATAATAAATATTATAATGATAATATAATACATTTTTTTATTTTTAATAATGAAAATGGATCATTCACATTATGTGAATGTAATATAGATAAGAGTAATAATCAAGCAGTTATTTTATATAATATTACTGATTTAAGTTTTTGGAATTTGCATCCAATTGGAATAGATGCATATATTAATATAAGAGATGTATATGATAGTTCAAATAAAGCGAATTTTGATATACAAAGATCTATTGTAAAAAACACAACTTATCATGATCTAGTTAATATTAAAATGTTTAGTTGGTATTCAAATGATTTTATATCAAATAATTTGCCTATAATTACAAGTGAAGCAGAAGATATTATTCTTAAATTAGCTTTAGAAAAAGAAGCTGGAGCAAACTCTGAATATGGTGATATATATGGTAAAACAATTGATTATATATATTTTATAATTGAACATGGTTTAGAACAATGGAGGAAATTACGTAGAGGTATATTTAAAAAAGAAGGGACTTCTTTTCCTGAACGTATACGGTCTATTACTGCAAATAATAAAACATTTGAAAAAATTAATAACAATTTAAAAATTTTAATAAAATTTTCAGATATAATACAAAATTTGTTAAATGTTATGTACCAAAATTTAAACTTATTAAATAATCATTTTACAAGAATATATCATGAATCGCAAAATGCTGGAAATTATAATAATTCAGAAAATATACTTAAATATAGTATAAATATAATAGAAGTTTATATTGAAATTTTGAAAAGTGATAAATTAAGATATTGGATACAAATAATTAACCAGTATAGTAATGAAAATAAAAATAAATTTCCATTTAAAACTAAATTTACTGATAATCCAGATCAAAATAACGATATTTTTAAACAAGAAATGGTTGATTTTAATTCTAAAATAGAAAATATAGATACTCAAGATGAAATTATAATATCTAATTTTGTAAAAGATTTTGGTAATAATATATCAATATTATCTTCATTATGTTCATTAATAAGTATTTTACTTGAAAAATTACATAATTTATCATCTGAAAAACATACTGAATTGATAGCTTTACTAAGTTCCTACCCTGTGCCACCAGAATCACCATTAAGTCGAACTCAATCTGAAGCAATACAATTCTTGACTGAAACTGAAAAGCAACTTCCGAGAACTCAATCAAGTTCAGCTGACTTGAAAGTTGCAGAACAAACATATAGTCAATCTCTTGACACTATTTATGAAATAACAAATACTGATGAAGAAGTATGTCTTGAATATTGTCAAGATAATGAATGTATAATTAATACAACTAGAGACATGCATATATTTTTAAATAAATATTTAGATGATATATTATCTGAATATGAAAAATTAAATCATGATTTACAAACTCATAGTGCAAAGTTAACTCAGAGTGCACAGTTCCAATTACAGAATATAGTACCAAATATGCATCTTGCTTATTACGAAATATATGAAAGATTACAATTAATATATTTTTATAAAGATATATATAACATTTTAGACGATGAAATTATTAATTATATATATGGAATATGGGAACATATTGCTAAACAACATTTAGATAATCTAATCTTATTAAAGGATTACAAGAATCCAGAAACAATAGATGATAATCAAATGGCGTATTGGATTTTAAATATATTTGAGCATGATTTAATTAAACAAAACCCGCCAGAAAATATACCAATAATAATAAAAAATTTAATAAAAGAAATGATATATTTAGAATTTAAAAAAACCTATAATGATAATCATGATGACGTTAATGCGCATAGACTTATCTTGCATCCACGTGAAAATATTAACGATACAACTTTTGATGCTGTGAATTGGCCTAGTTCATTTGCTGGTGGTAGTTTATATGGTATTAGTAAAAAAAATTCAAATAAATTAAAAATATATTTTAAAAATATAGAAAATATAACAGAAAAAATTAAATTATTAAAAAAAAATAAAATAAAAAATAAAGATAAAATTAGACAAGAAAATAACAATATTAAAAAATTAAAATTAAAAATTAAAAATGAATGTAAAAAAGAAAAAGAAAAACAAATAAAAATAAAGGAAAAAGAAAAACAAAGAAGATTAAAGGAAAAAGAAAAACAGAAAAAACAAAATGAAAAAAATAGAGAAAAAGAAAAACAAAAAAAACAAAAAGAAATAGAAAAAGAAAAACAGAAAAAAGAAATAAATAAAGAAAAAGAAAAACAGAGAAAACAAAAAGAAAAACAGAAAAAAGAAATAGAAAAAGAAAAACAAAGAAAACAAAAAATAATACAAAAAGAAAAACAGAAAAAAGAAATAGAAATAGAAAAACAGCGAAAAGAAAAAGAAAAAACTAAAGAAAAAACAAAAAGAAAAACTAAAGAAAAAACTAAAGAAAAAACAAAACAAAAAGAAACGCTAAAAACTAAAAAAGAAACAAAAAAACTAAAGATTAAAATAATAAAAAATATATAAAGTGGTAATGATTAAAAACATATAATATGTCAATAACAAGAGAAAA